AGATGCAGTGGTGTTAGATTCTAAAGCTCTATATCCTACTGCTACGTTATAAGAGCCTGTACTATTTGTATATAAAGCTATACCGCCTATTGCTGTATTGTGAACACCTGTTGTAGTTAAATACATTGATGAGTAACCTACAGCTGTGTTATACGTATCCAGATTAGATACTGGATTTAAAGTGTATAAAGCTGAACTACCTACAGCAACATTTCTATCACCAACATCATTGGTATATAAAGATTGATAACCTATTGCAGTATTATTGTCACCTGTAGTATTATAATACAAAGATTGATACCCAACTGCTGTGTTATAAGATGCAGTGGTGTTGTTACCAAGTGCATCAGAACCTACGGCAATATTAAATGTACCAGTAGTATTTAAAGCTAAAGGTTTATAACCAAGAGCTGTGTTATTAGAAGCGGTAGTGTTAGAATACAATGCCCAACGACCAAGACCAGTATTAGCATTTCCACTTGTATTTGCAACTAAAGCATACGCTCCTAATGCTGTATTATTAGCTCCAACAGTATTAACTTTTAATGCTTCAGAACCAACTGCTGTGTTTAATGTACCACTCAAACTTGCATCAGCTAAAGCACTTACACCTAACGCTGTGTTGGTAGATACTGCATTAGCACCTTTACCAACAGTGAGTCCGTTAACTGATAGATCATCAGAAAATGTTTTGTTGCTCAGTGTTTGTGCTGTGCTGACATTGACAATCTCGAATCCACCCGCAGTGCCACCATCATGTAGCAGTAAGGTATCCTTATCGGTATCAGCTGTTATCTCACCTACAGCCCCAGTAAATGTACTATTTTGTGCTGTAGTACCACGTCTAACTTGTACTTGTGTAGCCATTATTTAAAATCCTCCAGAATATAATCCAGTATTGTTAAAAAGTTATTCATCATTATACGCTTCCGTAATCTGTAGAGCTTGATACGGCATCGATAACTGAACCATAATCAAGAATTGCGTCAATTATACCAGCATTAATATTAGATGCGACTAAATTAATGTTAGCAATATTTGTAGCATTTGTTGCAATATCACTGACGCTACCAGCTACCGCAGTAATATTTGTGTCATTGTCTGCCACTGTGTTTACATCGGTCATGTTACTTGCTACTGTCCCAATGTCTGCTGCATCGGCTGCCACCGCAGTGATGTCTGCTGCGATCAAAGCTAAATCCGATATAGCATCTGTAAAGACTGTGCCATCTTCAATGTCAGCCAATGTTTGAATGTCTGCTTCAATGCCCGCCACAGTTGTCACATCGGCATTGATGCCAGCTACTGTAGTTACATTGCTAGAGATTCCAGCAACAGTGGTGACATTACTTGAGACTCCAGCCACAGTAGTGACGTTACCTGATATGCCAGCTACTGTGCCTATGTCAGTTCCATCAGCTGCTACTGTAGTAACGTCTGCACTAATACCAGACACTGTAATAATATCACTAGCGATTGGACCTAATGCTCCTACCTCTGTACTTAATCCCGCAACTATACCAATGTCTGTTGCGTCTGCCGCAACTGCTGTTACATCTGAGTTTATTCCGGCAACAGTATTGACGTTAGATATATTAGTAGCTACTGTATTTACATTAGAAATGTCTGTCGCTACAGTGCCAATATCTGTTGCATCAGCTGCAACTGTTGTCACGTCTGAACTGATACCAGCTACAGTGGTGACATCAGAATCAATCCCAGCAACAGTGTTAATATTAGTTGCATTGCCAGCCACACTTGTAACGTTAGCTGATATGCCAGCAACAGTGGTGACATCAGAATCAATCCCAGCAACAGTGGTGACATTACTTGAGACTCCAGCCACAGTAGTGACGTTAGCATTATTACCAGCAACTGTGGTGACATTAGATGCAATGCCTGAGACTGTTGTCACATCACTTGCAATACCAGCAATGGTAGTGACATCGGTCACTGTGTTAACTACTTCAGGATTACCAGTAGATGCATTGAATGAGAGATACTTACCTTTGCGATCATCATCTTTAGGTAATGTCATATCAATAGAGGATGGATCTGTGACTGGTGCTTTAATAGCGCGGTCATTTTCTTCTTTGTTTTGTTGTGTGAATATGGTTAAGCTATCAAACTCATCATTGAGTGAGGCAGCAAATAACGGTCCACCTGTAGTAAAGTCTGTTGTTCTTTGAATAGTTCTATCACCGACAATGGTAATACGATCATCAGCATCTGGTGTAGTAGGCACATTAGTACCCACAACAATAGTTACACTACCTGTACCATCAGCACTAATAGCTACTGTATAATCAGTAGTTAGTGTTAGCTCTGTATCATTAAAGTATACAGCTAGATCAGTATTTTCTAATATGTTAAACGCATAAGCATACGGGCCAGTGCCTGCTGAACCAGTATAGACGATACGCCTTGTTGTTGCTGAAATGTCAATTGCCATAGTTTAATCCTCTTTTAAATGGTAGCATATTTTACTTGTTTTTAATAGCATTAATTGAATGGATCTGTACGAGGACTTTCTTCTCCGGGCATCCACCAGTATTCCTTTCCTTCCTTAGCATCACGTCTAATTCCTTTTTGTAACTGCTTCATATAAGTAGGGTCATTCCATAACAATACTCTTTCCCATACCATTCTGCGTAGCATAAGGTTTAGCATCCAATTACTTTGGTAAGGTGTATTCCTAATTACTTCTTTCATAATTCTAGTTCCAGCTTTTGCTGGCTCTTGATCATAGAAAGCTTCTTTAGCGGACCCAAATAAAGCATAAGTAAGTTGATCTAATGAGCTAATCACTGGACCTGATGTATAGCCTGATAGTCCTTGTCTGTAATCTCCAAGTCCAACAGCTACGTCAAATAGTGGACCAAACCCTCCTGACCTAACTATTGCATTACCCCAAAATCTTCTTGCTTCTTCAGGGTCTTCAAATGGGTCAAACTCCATAGGCGTACGTCCTCTGGTAATTTCCTGTAACTGCACGCCTAAAGCTCCCATTAAAGTCATATATATTACTGTGTCAGCTATAGCTTTAGTTTTTGCAAAGGGAGTTCCTAACTCACCTGCTTCTCTCCATGCACGTTCAAGATGATTGTGATAAAACGCCATAGGCCAAGATTTAAACATAGCAAACGATCTAGTAATTTCTCCTGCTATGGTCCCCGGTTGTGTAGTGCCTGCTAATACAGCACGCTCTCTATAGTTCACTGTTGGAACGCCTACTTCAATCTCACCAAAAATCATTTGCATATATTTATCTGAAATTTTTCTAGCTTCCCCAGTTTTTAGTCCGGGCAACCGAGCAATATCTTCACCTCTTAAATAGGTAACATCACGACCAGAATAGTTCTTTACAAATGCTTTAGCTTTTCTTATTTTATTCCACTCGTCACCAGTAATGCTATAACGGCCTAATGCTACTTTCATTTGTCTAGATAATTGGTCAAAAGATTTAGTTTGTACATCTGCCCACCCAGACATTAAAAACATACCTGACATGTTTCGTCCTGATGCAGTAATGTGAGTTAAGCCATTCATCCTTAAAGACGAATCAACAACAAACTGAAAGAATGGACTTGCATTATCTTCATGCAAATATCGTGCTAGTGCAGCAGAGGTTCCATCCATCATATGCTCGTTCATTAATCCAAGCTCCGCAGCTACTTGTTCTCTTTCTCCCGGATTTAGTTTAAATATTTCTTTAGCATAATTGTTAATAGCTTTCATCTGACTCATACCATTGTATTTAGCCATTTTACGTACGGTCATCATATCAGTTGGTGCAGCAATAAGTGTAGTAGAACCTAGCCTTGTAGCCATAATCAATGCATTATAGTTACGCATAATTTTACTAAATGTAGGTCTTACTGATTCAGGAAGCCCTTTGTGCAGCTTCCACATATCATCAAATACTGCGGCTGCTTTGTTTGCTTTTAATATATTTTTTGTTTTGCCTGTTCCTTTGTCCTTCTGGTCAGCTATTTGTTTTATTCTTAACTTTAAAAAATCTACTGTAGACTCTGGATCAGCACCTAAAACCTGTAAGGATGAAATGTCTTTAGACATAGTTCTTAAATGGTTAAGCATAATATCGTATATATTAGAATCACTAAATTCAGCTTGATAAGCAATCCATGCTTCACCGCTTTTAAATTGTAATACTCTATTTTCTTTGTGACGTTTAGCAATAGAGGCTCCTGTGCCAAACCTATCAGCAGTAAGCCCGTCTAATTTATTTCTTCCTTCCTCTGTAATACTTTTATAAACAGACTCTAATACTTTATCTAACTCCTCATCTGTTAATGGAATGCCTGTTCCTTTGTCAACCATAGCTTCACGATCTAGTAATGACTTAGTAGCCTTACTCCATTTGTCATAACCTGCTGCAATAATTCTTCCAGCATGATGATGTTGTGGTAGATAGCCACCAGCTTTTGCAACAGGAATAGCCCCTCCGGACTGATTAAACAACAACCTTGCATGTTCTGAGGCATCGGTATATGCCAATGATAATTGTTTTGCTTTTGCGCTTCCTGTAACCCCGGGTTCAAATATTTCTTTAACTACTAAATTAAGCATATCGTGCTTTTCTTTTTGTCCGGGAATAATCTTTCTTGTTGCATCTGTACCAGCTCTTGACCCTGTTAAACCACCCTTTCTAAATGTATAAAAGAATTGATCTAATGGCGCTTTAATCTGGCTCATAACTACTTTCTCTTGTTGAGCAAGTCTTATATTGCCTACATCTATTAATGCCTTGTATGGATCTTTAGCATTTTCTAGAAAGTCATTTAACTCTAACTTAGCCATCATAGTTTGCAGTTTAATACGTTTGTTTTGGAGTATATTACCTTCCATAATTACTAATGTTTCTTTAGATGCTTTATCAATAGCAGAAGCTCTATCTTGTATAAGATTATCTGTTTCTTTGTAATATTGATTAAATAGGTCTATAGCGTCATCAGAAAACTTCTTACTAACTTCGTCTCCAGCATTGGCTAAACATGTTCTTATATCACTCATTAAGATTTCCTACATGCATTAATAAAGTCAAGCTCATTTACATCACCTTTTGCAATATCATCTAAAGCCTGTTTTAGTGTTATCCCATTTCCCTGCGCATCAAAATCTATAACTCTATTTGCTAATTTAGGGTCTATATCAGCTCTTCCATTTAATATGTTGTTAGCTGTTTGTACATCAAGGTTTATTTGTTTTGCAACTAATCCTTCACTATAAGCTATGAGCTCTTTGTTTCGTTTCTTAAAATCTTCTGAGACTCGATTAATTTGCGCTGAAGCATTGCTTTCAGCGAGCTGACCATTGTAGTAGAGGCCATCATAGCGGCCTTCGTCAACTGCTGTTCTGATATCGTTAAGGGCGTTTCCGACTGCTTCATCTGTTTTGCCTCCGCTGTTAATTGCTTGCGCTGCTTTTGTAATTTGTCCGTAGAGTTCACTTTCTTTATTGCCATATTCTTCGATGATTTGTATCGCTTTGCCATTTTGTTCTCTCCTAGTTTTACTTGCTTTGTCTTTTTTGTTTTTAAGGGTGATGTTTTCTTTCCTCAATCTAGCTAGTACACCATCAATAATCTGTTTTCTTTCATTTTCTACAAACAATGATTTAATGCTTTGTTCAGCATTAGCCATATCATATTCTTTTAATGAGCCATCTTCTATAGAATCAAGAATAATCTTAGTAACAGACTCATCATCAGTAACATTTGCTTTTTTAATTTTATCTATAACTGCTAGTTGTTCTATTGGGTCATCTAAATACTGCCCTACTAATATACCTATGTTTGGATCTACTATATCCCTATCCATAGCGACTATAATTCTTGGTCCTAGCCTAGCTAAATTTTTAGTTTGCTTTATTAGTGGATCAAATATAGCTAATGCTTCTACCATTTCAGGATATTTTGCAAGTATGTCCATATCATATGGCTTTATAGTTCCGTCATAGTAATTTCTTATACGTCCCATCATATCAGCCATTTCTTTAGTAAAGCCTTCAGTCTCTCTAATTACTCGCCCATATATTTTCTTTTGACCAGCTTTAGCAGCAGCTTTCACTCTTTGGTTCCCATCAATAATAGTTCTATTGCCAGCAGCATCTTCATAAACTAATATCTGTCCTTGCTGAACTTCATCAACAACCTCTCCAGTTACTTTAGTTTTAGGGTCTAAGTCTTTTACTTCAAACTCATCTACTAAGCCTTGTTTTTCCAAAGTATATATATCATCAACATCTATCTGTGTTGTTATTGGTCTTAGCGCATTTTCATCATTACGCATTACAGCACTAATAGTTTCTTTTACTTTTTTGTTGTGTTTAGTATTGCTAACATCATTTTCTATATAGTTTTCTTTGTTAGTAATTTCATCCATAGACTCTTTATTGTTAATCTGTTCTAGAGTCTTGTCATCAAACCATTGTTTACCTTCATTTTCTCTTGTTACTTCTTTTATAATTTCAATAAACTCTAGTTCTTCTTTTGGCGCTAATGCTCTTCCAGCTCTATCTTTAATTTTTGCAATCATTGATCTAACTGGGATGTTTGTTAAGCTGACTAATCCAGCAGTACCTGCTGTTATAAGTCCAGCGTCTTTAATAAACTCTTCTGCTGTATATGGGCTTCCAGTTACTTTCTCGGTCCATGCGTTTACAGACGGGTAGTCTAATACTTCTACACCCACATTAATTCCAGAAGCTTGTGCAATCTTAGTAAGCAAATTTGCTTTACCACTAATACCAATAAATAAAGAAGCTATATCAGATGGATCTGTCATAAATGACATCATGCTTCCAGAGAAATCCCCTAACACTCCTGTAGCCGCTTGTTTGTTTGCTGTATTATTATATTGCTCTTGATATGCTTGTGATCTTTCTACCATACCTAGTTGTATAGAATCGTAAGCACTTTGCCTACTTGACATGTCATAACCTAAAGCTTCAAACTTTTGCTTTGCTTCTTCATTTGTACTAGCTAAGTCGTACAACCTAGATATTGGCAATGGTATTACTTCTCCATTTACTGATAATTCTCTTTGTGGGGCTACGTATTGACCTTTGCCATAATTTATATCACCTTGCCACATAGTATATGAGTTGTCATCAAACCCTAAAGATTCTTTAGCAATACTATGTAATGCTTCAGTTTCCTCGTTCATCATATCTGTTCGACTTCCAGAGTTTTGCAATGATTTAGTTGCATTATATGATGCTGCAAAGTTTTCTAAGAACCCAGTATATTCTCCCGGCTCTACTGATGGAGCAAGTAATTGCTCTGTTATGTCTGTTTTAGTAGATAAACGCACTATTTTTTACCTGATTTTTTAGGAGTTTTTTTACTTGTTCCTTGACTTCTAGCTTTTTGTTCCGTTTTTCTTTGTAGTTTGCTTGAGCTTCCCGGAGCTACATAAAAATCAACAATACCTAATTTTTTCTGGTTATTATAAGTATCTTGCATTAATGCTAAATCAATCATAATTGGATTTCCGTTAATGTCTTTAAAGACACCATCTTCTCCAACTAGCATATAATTGTCATCTACTCTCATCAAACTTGCATCTTGCAAATCTTCAATATTATATGACTTTATTTCCCCTGTTCTACTATCTAATCCTTCTATTGTTGATCCTGTTTGGTCTGGGTTGTTTATAACAGCAGCAGCAAAAGATTGTATAGGTGATTTTTCTATAATATCAGGAACATCATCTGTTTTAAACTCATCTCCTATCATAACTAAACTATTGCCTATTTGAGCAACACCACCATACTTATTTCCATCAGCACCTATGTATCCTCCTGATGATGCCCATATAGCTTCTTCCATTAAATCTTCATCTATAATGCTAGTATCTTGCCCCTGAGGCAATGCACCAATATAATAAGCTTCAGCAGATGCAACAATTCTTTTAGCATCTTCAAAATTACCCATACTAGATTGTAAAAATGAAGAGCGAGATTGACTTGCATTAACTTGTGCTGCAGGTAGTTTTATTCCAGACTCAATTAATCTTTGCCCTTTTAATGTTGTAGTTGCTGTTGTAACGGTCCCGTTAGGATTATCTACCAATAAATAACCTACATTAGCAAATATAGGGTCTTTCGGCGCTATTTGTTTAAATACAGCAAAAGCATTAGGCCCAAAAGTATTGACAATATCTGTAGCTAATGCAGCTTTAGTTCCGTCGTTTAAAGCATCTGGAGATGATAATTTAGATACAATATTATCTACTTGTATTTGTGTCAGTATATTTCCATTAGGAATATAATCGGGCGATGCAATCATAGTGTCAACTTGGTCTTTAAATCCTGTAAGTGCTATTGCTTGTGATTCTGCATCATACAAAACTTCACCCGGAACACCTTTAGTCTTTCTAAGTGTATAAGATACTGAGTCTTGCTCAAATGCTTTCTTTGCTTTCTTATAATAAGTTTCTGCTTGCTCTAAAATAAACTCTGGAGAATCTTCTGATGCTCTAATCCTTTCAACTTCTCTTTGCATTTCATCTAATGATTTTGTTTGCATATTAGTTGCTACTGTTCTGGTAGCCTCTAATCTAGCAATATATGTTTCAGCAGATACTTTTGCAGACCCAGTTAGATTTGCGGCTTGTGATTTTAAATTAACTATATCATCGTCATACCTTGTAGGCTCTTGATTATCTAATAACTTATTTGTAAGGTCTTTAACTCTATTATCTATTGATGTAAGTTGCTTGCTAGTTTCGGCATCAATTTTTGTAAATTCTTGAGTAATATCTGTTTCTAAAGCACTTTTTTGTGTTGCCCTTAACTGATTCCATACAACAGTATACTTTCCTAACTCATTTTTTCTTATAGCTTCCATTGCTTCTTCAGAAGAGCCAAACTCTTTAGTAACTTCTACAGCAATATGTCTATATAAGCCTTCACTAAATTCTTTTTCAATTTGTGCTTTATATGTTGCTTGTTTACTGCTATTAGAAAATAATTCTTGAGCATTTTCCATATCAGTTTTGTATTTGAGAAATAGCGCAGCAGGGTCAAGGTTTTCTTGTAACTCTAATTGAAATTGTTTTAACATGCCTTGGTAGTTAACTTCTGCTATAACATCCTGTCTTTCTTGCTCTTTAGTTCTTAACTCGCCAAGAGATTTTCTATAGTAAGCTCCACCATTATTTACAGTTTGAGCGTAGAAACGATTAGCTTCTTCCGGGTCTATTTGAGCTATAACATTTTGCCATGCTTTTAAAGGACTATTTAATGCGTCTTCTATCTGATTGGAGTCTGATAATTCACCAGCTTCAACACGAGCTAATATATTGTCAAAGTGTTTGTAAGCTTGGCTATTAAGTTCAGTAGAAGCTTGTTGTGCATATAATTTATTAACAGCGTCATTCCATACCATACCACCATTCAAAGCTTGCTCAATAGGATTAACACCACTAGACTTAGCAGCTTCTAATTGCTCCATAGTTAATGGATTGGCTACTGTATATTCTGCTGCTTGTTTTAATACTTGTCTTTCTGCTTGACTTTGTGCAAATTTAGTAATGACATCTAAACTACCTTGTATACTTTTTGACCGACTTATTTGCTCTCCATATTGTGGAGTTTGTAGATCTGGTAAATCAGCAATTAAAGGCGCACGTCTTTCGTATTGCGGTAATTTAGCCATTACTTAGTTCCCTTCCAATATTCTGTAGAGCCATATCTTGGTGTGCCTGAGTCAGGCATTCCATAGCTACTGTCTGAAGAGCCACCCGGCATTAATGCATAAGTATTTATAGCTGCTGTTGACAATTTTGTTAATGCATCAAATTTTGAACTTTCTCTAGCAGCAGTTCCGGCTTCTTCAAACATCTGTGCTTGTATGTCACCAAAAGCTCTTCTTTCTTTTGCTGTAGTTTGCAATCTTGTAAAATCTTTACCAGCATAAGTTTCATTAACAGTTTGTACTAATTTAGCTGATCCAGAAAAACCACTAACACCGCCAGCAAATCCTCTAGCTACTGCTGTTGAATTAGTTTCTCTTAGTTTGCGCAATACATTATTTCCTTCTATTTCAGCATTAACCGCAGCTCTTTCTGCCTTTGCTCTTTCTTGTGCTGCTTTTACTTGGTATTGAGATTCAGCAGCCTGTCCTTGCCTTATAGATTGTACTGCTCCTAGAACACTTGTTACTACACTTACTGCCTGCATTGCTGCTACTGCACCCATAATTATCTTCCTTGATAAACTGATACTTTATATTCTAAACCTAGTAAAGTAAGCTTTAATGGCGCATTCTGCGTCACTGTAATTTGCCCGTCTTTACTATACCCAAGTATACCATGCAACACTTTAGTTCCGGTAAATGGTACAACTGATGTATCTAATGCTCCTGACCCTAAAGTTCTAATTGGTACTAAGTTATTATTTATAACTATATTTTGCGTTTCATATAGCAATGCATTAACTTCTAATACTCTTTTTCTAAACCCAATTCTAGTTCCACCTTGCGCCTTAACGTTAAGTGGCATAGTTTTTATTTCTACACTAATAGGTAATCCACACTCTGAGCTTGTTGCTGGTGGATTAGTAAAGGTTATTGTGCCTCCTGCTGAAACTGTTTGATTTAACTCTGCATATCCATCTGAAATACAATTAACTATTTGCCCCTCTAAATGTGCCATATTTGCCGTAGCTGAAGTAGTTCCTACAACACCACAATCAGTTAAAGAATCATCATCAAATACTTCTACATAATATTTATCTGAGCCACTATCTGTTCTTTTAACCACTACATATATATCTGTAATATCAACGCCAACATCGACATAACTACCTTCAGTAATAAATTCAGACGGGGCAATAACATCTTGTGCTCTTAATAAAGAAAATACAGCCAAAGATCCATCTTCTTCATTTGTTATTAAAAGTAAATCATTTTCATCTGTAGCCACTGCACGCCTAATATCCATGCGCGTAGGATTCTTTAATAGATGCCCGGCAAGCAATGATATTTTAGAAGTAAGATAAGTAAGTTGTGTGTCTGAATATGCTATTTCGGATAATGCTTTTCCCTGCCTTTGAATAAACAATGTTCCAGATTCTAATTGTTTTACTCTAACTCCCTCTTTACTTCCATTTCTTGATGTAGTTGACATGAAAAAGTCAGACGGTGTTATTGGTGTAAGCCCTTCTTGTGGAACATAGAACTCACCACCTGTTGTAAATATTTGTAAATCTCTACCAGAAATAATATCAGTGATAGCATTAAAAGTATTAGTATCGAGAGTAGCCTCAACAGCATCATCATCCAGTGCCTCCACAGCTTCAAAATCAAAAAACAATCCTACTTTAGACCCCCATGTTGTTGATGGCCTTGATTTACTACCACCAAAATATAATCGTCCTTGATGAAAGGTAACTGTTCTTGGATACCCTTTTGTTGCTGACCATACATCTTCATAACCTGTTTCTAGTTCCCAATCAGCATTAGCAATCTGCGATGTATCAAAAAATGGAAACTCTGTTACGACATTAACTGTTGTACCTGTTGTAACCTCAACAATTCTTGCACGACCTTGTGGTACTACATTAATATACTGCCCTACATGAGCAGCTGTAAATATAGAATGCTGTGAAGTTAAAGTTACTTTTCCTGAAACATCACTTGGTGTTAAATGACCAGCAGCACTTGTATTAAATATAACAATAGTAAATGCGTACTTAGGAATAGAATCAAATGATATAGTGCTAACAGTCCAATCAGTATCTGATGCGCCACGAACTATCTTTACTGGACTATAATCTTCATGAACAACAATTAATGTATCAGCAGATTGTGTCCAACACATCTTATCTAACATAGCACTGGGAATGCCTGTGCTTGTCTCTGTGTGTACTAGTGTTTTGTTTTTGTAAACAAACATAGTGTCGTTTGTAAAACACAACATATAACTATCATCTACAGAAAACTCAAATGATACTAATCGAACGCCACTAGCCGGTGTTCCTGTTAGCTCATTAATAAACTTAGTCCCGGGTCTGCGAGTAACACCACCTTGTGGTTGACATATAACATTTTTTGCAGTTTCTAGTGCATTGTCATAAGCTTTTAATTCTACCCTTGCTCTAACAAGAGGATCTAACTCACCTGTCGTAAAGTTAGTTTGTATTTCTACAAAACGAGCCATTAATACCTCACGTTAATAAGTGTAAAGTCCTGTATTGCATTTGTTGGCTTTCCTTGCCCATCTATATTCATAGCTTGGCGCATGTAACCACCACGACCATTTTCTCCCGGAGTTCCTTGTGCTACAGTTCTCCAGTAATCTGTTTTTTCTATTTGATCTGTAATAGGCATTGCTAAATGCCATACTAACTGATACTTCATATTTTGTACAAAGTAATGAGGCATTTCATATTCTTCTACTGCGAACTGATAATCTACATATACTTCTTCGTAATCTGTTAACAACTTACCACCTAATAATTTATATTCTCTTTGTGGTACTCCTCCTGCTACACTAGTTATAAATACAGCTCTTGGTGTGCCAATCATATCTGATGGCAAGGCGTATTCATATTTATATTCAGTTGTTGGGGTTGTTATAAGTCTAGCTAATTGAACTTTTTTAAATGAAAAAGACCAAGGATAACTCGCTATTGTTTTGTTTTTAATGTCTGGATATAGGCTATTGCAAATGTTAGCCTCATCCGTTCCTTCGGTAAAGGATGATATAGGGCTTGCTCCAAGCATTAATAATGCATCAGAACAGATTGATAATGAGGTGTCTCCAGATGCCATTTATATTCTCCAATTGTACAAATAGGCGAGAGCCGAAACCCTCACCTTTTTGTATTTAAACTACAACTAGGCTACAGAAATATCTGTGCCAGCTGACACATCAACAACGCCTGCCGCTGTGTTAGTTAGTACGATGTGTAATGATGCTGCTGGTGTAGCAGTATCATAAATCATTACTAAATCACCCACTTTAAGCACGCTTGATGCATCGTTAAAATAACCAGAAGCTGCTACTGTTGCTTTAGCATCTGCTGATTTGTATGTCCACATTTGAGGAGCATCACCAGCTTTTGACTGTGCGCCAGCTGGGCTTAGTCCGTCTATGTTATAAGCCATTTTTATATCTCCTTAAATTAAGATTCGTCTGCTTGAACTTCAACAATACCTTCGCCATCAATAGCAACTGAGCAAGCTGATAGCATTGCGTTTACTAAGAATGAAGTTTTTTCAGGTACATAGTTGATTTCAGTTTTAGGGCCAATACCCTCGCCATAACCAATAGCAGTTTTATGAAACGCTAGGCATGAACGAATATTTGAGCCATCAATAGAAAGACCACCTTCAGTACGATCACCTAAAGTATGGAATTTAAATCCTAAGAATGTATCAAGCTCTCCAGATACTAATGCACGTACTGTGTTGAAATCAGCAGATGTCACTGATGTTTCACCAAGTAAGTTTGATAAACTGTTAGCATGAATAATCATGTGTCTATCTTCTGGTGGTACGTTGTTTGTATCCATTGTTTTCTTAGCGTCTCTTAACTTAGCAACTGTTAGGTTTGTAGAGCCGTGAGCGACTGTAGAACCTTTACCTGCTAAAAGAGCGTCAAGAATAAGTTGATCTTGTCTACGACCAATAGCGTTCGCTACTACTTGAACTAACTCTGATCTTTCTTCAAAATTAACTTTTTGTTGCATGAAGATGTCTGAATACTCAGCTGCGTTCCAATCTTGCATAGTCGCAGTAACTTGTGAAAAGTCAGTATTGAGTGGTGTAACATCTGTTTGTGGTACACGTAGTGTAGCCACACCTTTCCCAACTTTCGGGAATTTTACTAAATTGCCTTCAACGCCTCGTCTTTGTCTTGTAGCTTCTACAAGTGCAGCTTTACCTTGGTAAGCCTGTTTAACTTCGGCATCAAAGAGCGTTACATATGCTGGGGATAATCCAATAGACATATATTTCTCCTTAGAAATTAATAAATAAAAAAATTAATCGCTTTGGTATGCCAGAAGTCTGGGCCGGTGCTTGCTAATTACGATAGCCATACGACAAGATTACTTGCGTTTAAGGGTTGTATTACGAGTGAATACAATAAGCCTTAACTGTAAAGTACCACACAATCAAGGCTATTGCAATAGATTTTAACCGAAGTTCTGTGAAAAAGCTTTTTCTACTTTTGCTCTGTATACAGGATCTGTTTGATATTTTTCATCACCAACCATAGCATAAAGCTCTTCTTTGGATGGCGCGCCTTCTACAGGAACTGTTTCTATAGGAAGTCTGCCTTCATAAGACTGTCTTATCTTTTCAATAACAGAAATGCCTTGCGCAGTTCCTGCCATAAACTTAAACTCTTCAAAGTCATCTTTACTTAACACACCTTTTTGTACTAAGCTTCCTCCCCATTTTGAAATACCATTAATTCTTGCATCAGCATTAGGACCTAAAGCTTTTTTTTCTTCCTCTAGATTTATTTGCTGGGACTCGGATTGTTGTTGATTTATACCTACAACCTCACTTACTAATGAGTCTAATGCTGCTTGACTAATGTTATTTTCTTTTGCCCATCCAACAACATGTTGTCTAACAGGATCATCTTCAGGAGTTTCTCCAAATGCTTCGGTATCGTAGTTCCCGTCTTCCGGAGCTTTATGCTTTCCTTGGGATATTTGTTTTCTTAAATCTTTCCATGACTTAGCTATACCTTCCAAGTCAGGTGTGTCTTCATCTTTATTCCAAAAGTTTTCAGGCCAAAACTCTGGTCTTTCTAATGGCTCATCATTTGATACTTCCTCTGCTGCTTTTACTTCATCAACAGGTCGGTGGTCTATTTCTGTTTCTTTTGGATCTGCACTGACTTCCTCTTCTGGTGTTGCATTGTCGAGTAGGCCAGTTGCTTCCTGAGTTTCTTCAGTCGTACTAGGCTCGATTGCTTCTTCCATTATAATTTCCTTGCTCTAATTATCCTTGCTTCTATATCTCTAATTATTGAATTTTGCCCTTCTCTGTAAAATGCATAACTAGAGTCACTTCCCGGCAAGGCTACGGGTTGCTCTAAAATAGTTTGGCGTAACCAATCTATCAATTCTTTTCCATCTTTACTTTTAAATACACGTAAGCAAAGACGATCTGTATCATTTCGCTTATCTTTCACATCAGCATTCTCTAATGGTAACGCTTGTTCTAAATCATCCCATCCTGCCATAATTTATCCTTGTTGGTCCATAACACCCTGCACTGCTTGTTCAGCGACAGCCCCAGCTGCTTCAGGATTTTGTGCAGCCATTTGAGCCATTTGTTCCATCTGCTCTTGTTGCATCATCATTCTTTCCATTTCAGTAGTTAAAATAGATTGCGGTATACCTAATTGCTCTGCAATAAAGTCCATCATCTTAGTCATCTTCAATGTAGACATAGCTTCTGGCCCAGATGATTGTGCTATTTGTGCATACTGCATAACTTTTTCAACTTCTTCCATAGCTTGTGCTTGTGCTAACGGAGCCGCTGCTGCAATTTTTATTTCTAATCCATTTACTTTTAACGGTAAATCAATTAGCCCCTTTTGATCCATTACTGCTAAAATTTTAGTTACTAAAGGAATCATAGTTTCATTAATTAATCTACCAAAAGCAGACCCTAAATTCTGTGATAATTCCTTCATACGCTCTACCACTTCTGTTGCACTTCTAGCGCTCATGTTATCAGGTGGTAGTGACTCGTCAAGCAATATACGTTTAATATTTTTTCTTAAATCATCCATAATAATTTGTGATACATTAAAATCACCAGCTCTAGGCAAAGGCCTTAATGACTCTCCTTGTGGTCCACCATTCCGAGCAACAGGAATAATAGCTCCCGGCATAATCTTAACTGTGTTTGGATTTAGTACACCATCATCTGCCGCAGTGTAAACACCACTAATAGATAATGAAGCGTTCTTTAATACTAGCTCTAACGTTTTATTAAGTGTTTTAATATCAGGTAATGCAGTAATAAGAGGTCCTCTACCATAAATTTCACCTGCAACCTTAGAGTATCTAGAGACAATCCATGGACTTGTATCCATACGCCTATAAACTAGTTCTTCTTTTGAAGCCTTATCTATAACATGGTAACAATAATCACCACGCTTTTGATCTTGTACAGTAGCTTCAATAAGTTCTATTTCGTCAGTAGGTTTGTTATCTATTTGTTTTTGTAATGTTTCTGAAATTTTTATGTCAGGCCATTGTCTCTTTAACACCTCACCTTTAATACGCATACGTCTGTACACGTTATCTACTTGACCATCAGCACCTTCCTCAAATGCAACTAAGTATTGTGGGACAGGAATAAAGTTAATAGCATTAACATCATCACCCGGTTGAACCATCATAACTGCTGTACCTACAGATAAGTCTAATAAAAACTCACCAATAGCTACATCAAAGTTAGATTGCTTAAGTGAGTCAAACATTCTATCTGAATATACATCTAGCGCAGCTTGAGCTTCTTGTTTGCGGTCCACTGGAATATCAGACCCCGGCTCTAACCGACACCACTTTCTTTGTGGTGGAAATATACCTGATTGCATTCTATTAGCAAATCTTTGCGTAGAGTTAATAGCAGTAGAATCAAATACACGATTCATTTTCTTTTGTCCTGATACTTTGCCATCATAGTATCCGTCATATAAGTTTCTTTGTGGTAGCGCAAACTCATAGGCTTCCTCATAAAGATCCCTAAAATTTTCTTTTCTCGTTAAGGCCTTATCATGCCTACTTAAAATATCTTTTGCTGTTAATCTCATCATTGCTACCATAACTACCCCTTTTTATTTTTAGCTGCAAAATTACGTGCAGCCTCTTTACTACCAAAACCCCACTTCTTTAATGCAAGTTTCAATCTTGTTGGTCTGCCTTTTGAATCTTTTAAAGGGCCTGCCATACCACCAAAGCGAGCAGCAAAAGAAACACGCCTGCCGTCCGTACCAGATCCCTGCGGCTTTTTAAGATTTGAGCCTTCAGTTCTTTTAAAATGTTTACGCCCTGCTTCATTTAATCCTCCTTTTGGATTCTGATATTTTTTTGCTACCATTATTTTTTCTTTTTAGGAAAACCAGCTAACATATTTTTATATGCTTTATCTGATACAGTAGATTTAGATTTTGGCCTACTTGTTCCTGCTTTTTTTCTAGCATTCATATTTGCATACAATCCTTTTTTCATAATACTATCCTAAAATTTATAATTTAATGATATCCCTTTATAGTCTATGCCTTTATCAGTACCCCAATCTCCAGTTGCATAATGTCCTGCTGCCCCTATAGTAAGGTCTAACTTTTTATTTATAATTGGTTGAGTGTAACTAACGTACCCACTAATAACTTTAGTTCCTTTGTCATTCTTAAAACCTCCGAAATCAATGTTCATTGTTCCAATCATTTTTAAAATTTGTTCTTTTGTTATAGTATTACCTGCCATTTATTTTCCTAATATATTGTTTACTTGCGTTTTAGATAGACTTGTTTCTTTGTTTATTAATTGAGCCTCTACTCCATCTCTAAATTTTATAATTGCATCCTCAAAATCATTAACACGAGTTTTGGTTTGTTTATACCAATCAGAATGCATGCCGGGCTTATTTGTAGGATCAGCAAATTTTACTTCCTGAATGGCTTGATTATACTTTCCATTTTTTAAATGTTTCCATGCAGTAGGAAACTTACTAGTCCAATTTTGACCTAGTTGAAAGTTAACACTTACTAAAGCATTTTCAAACTCTTGTGTTGCTGGATTATTTAGTTGAGATGCTTGTTTCTTAGCTGCTTTTTTTGCTGTAGCTAAATCTTTTTCTAACCAAGCATTAACAACACTTTCTGGAATAGGTGTTCCAATAGCTTTGTTATCAACATATTTAATTGGATATAATAATTGCTCTTCTTGAGTCAATAAATGACCAACTCCACCTGTAGGCTTATCAAGACTATCAAGATAGCTTTCATAAACTACACCTTCTCTATCTTTTATATGACTAAGTAAATTCATATTATCCCCTAGGAGCGTTATACAAATTAATAGGAGGAAGGTTATTTTCATGCCATTCAATCAATTTAAAATTATCCCAACATTGTTTTTAATTTACCCAAAGATGTGCTTCCTAGTGCTGGCATATCTTCAGCTAAACCTTTTTTCTTAATATTTGATCGACCAAGCAAACCACTAGATCCTGCTGCTGTTCTTTTTCTATTTCTTTTTTTTGCTTGATTAGCAGCTCTTTTAGTTAATCTTGTTTGTTCTTTTGATTGATTTTGAATTTCTTTAAGTTCGTTAGCACTTAAGTCTCTTTGCTCTTGATATTCAACTTGTCTAGTTCTTATAGGACCATACATACTACCTTGCCTATAAGGACGAGGCCCAGATCCATACATACCTGTAGCTCCTTGACCTGTACCATCTGCCCAAAATGGCTGACTATAGGAACTGTGTGACTTAGCAAGGTATTGTGTTTTGGTTTTAGTTTTTGTAATGCCTTCTTTGATTTGTCGATCAAATTGTTTGTTCCACCAATCCTCTGATTTAAACTGATCGCCAGCTAGCTTTTGCACCTCTTCTCGTAATTCTTTTTGTGGAGCAATTAAACCTCTAGCTAATGCCATTCCATAATCTAATGCCATCGTTTTATCCTAGCTTTGTTTTTTCTTCATCGTCAATACCTGTTTCAGGCGATAACCTAGTATCAGCTAACAACATACGACTGCCACCTCTCGCAGAAGCACGTCTTTTTGCTGCCATTTTCTCACTAAGATCCCGTCTTTCTTTTTCGCTTTGCATACGCATTCTTTCTGTTTCTTGTCTTTGTTGTTCTATCTGCGCCATAGCAGCAGAGTTATCTGGCTTTGAGCCACCTACTATTCCACCCATTACTTTCTCCTCATAATTAAAGTATCTTCTTTGTCTGCGCTATATTCTTTCATCAAACCTTCCGACACGAAACCTAAACAATGTGCCCATGCTACGGCACGTTTATCTTTTGATACTACTGTAATTTGCAATCTATGTAAAGAAAACAATATCTCTACGATATCAAAAAAAGAAAATGCGCCTTTAGTCATAGCTAATGGGTATCGTTTAGCTTTCTCATCGAATAAAGACCACGCCTCACCAACCCCATTCCAAAGAATGACACAACCAAAAATAGCGATAGGGTAATTATTAAGCAATGCAGTAACAGCTGGACCAGTTTTAGACTGGTGATTAGTATGCCGTTTTCTATCTTGTTCCGATAATTGTGAAACCCCATAAACATGCAATCCTTTAAATTTTTCTATATGGTCTGGATGATAGTTCTTATATGTAACACCTTTTACTTTAGGCATGTATTTATTTAAGTGTTCTTGCTCAATCAAAAACATTAAAATCACTTTTAGCTAAAGTAGGTGCTATTAATGTACTTGCTTGTAGTGGGCTTTTAGTCATACGTCTGTGTTCACCACCACCCAACATTAAATAACCAAAAGCATCCCCAATGTGTGAGTGTTCGTTTTTATTTGGGCTATCTTTAAATCTTTCATGTCCTGCACCCACAGCAATACGTTTAAAATGATAACCACCAGATAATGACTTTCTTAATAGTTTACATCTTGTATGTATTATTAATCCGGGCTTACCTTCTATTAATCTTTGCATTGGCGCTGCTGCCCCTTCTCGCCTTACTCTAAAATTGTTTGATGCAGTAGGCTGCGCTTTTAATCCTAGTGTTCGTAAATAATCAAATGCCGTTACTTCATAGATTGCATCTCGCTGCATACCAGCAGGATCGCCCCATACTAATATTTGTGCCTTAGGATACTTAGCATTTATTTCTCCTAGCAACTGCTGACCAAATCTTTCTAACCCCATGTCTTCAGTTACTATTTCTTCTAATATAATCCATCTGTTATTAGACAGTTTCTGGCCAATTGCTGCCGCTGGTGTTAGACCAAAGTCAAGGCCTATATGTATAGGTTGTGAAGGATCGTATTCTACATCTAATGAACTCATTAAATGATCGTCATACTCAGGCCATACTGGTTTACCTTCTTGTACATAGGTGTATCGACCTTCTGCGTAACAACGTACCCAATCTAAATTTTTACCACCTAACATTTGTGAGTAATAACCAGAAGGTAAGTTCTTTACATTTTCCGCTTTTACATTTAATTTCCACCATCGACCACTAGCAAATATATGATCGTTAGCTTCTGGATTTTCTGGCAACTCCTCTAGGGGAACTTCTATAACACCCCCGGGTTGACTAAAAAAGTCCCATCCCCATTTACCGGTAATAGGTTCCTTCTCTGCTAAACGATGCCACCAATGATCGTCATCCATTGGGTTGGTATCCATCCATACTCCATGCCATGTAGGACCGCCATCACGCTTAGTAGGATAACGACCCACACGATGAGTAAGCCCGTCAATAACTGCCTTAGGAAGTTCTCTAGCTTCATTTACCCACGCTCCTGTTAATTCAAGTGATAAAAGTTTTCGTACATCTTTAGGTTGGTCCAAGGCTAAAAATATGACCTCACAATCTATTCCAGCAGCATCTCCCCTAGAAGGAAGGCGTATATGGTGTGTGATGGGTGGGGTATATAACATTGGACCAAAAGTATTTTCAGGAAATAATTCCTGCCAAGTCTTTATTGTGGTAGTCTTAAGTTCTGGATACGAGTTTCGTACGATGACAAAACGGGTATAGCGAATGCCATCCTGTGGGGAAGGCTTTTGCTTAACGGCACGCATCATAATTTCAGCAGCACAAGCATATGATTTGCCTGACCCTACTGGCCCCATCAACCCCCTAACAAACTTATTGCTTTTTAAAAAGTTAAATACAACAGGACTTTTACTAAAATCTAAATCAATACCCGGGCCGGATAGTTGTTTATTACTACGGACTTTTTTATTGCTCATCGTCTATATCTTTGAACTTCATTGTCAGCATACGTTTGAGTTCTTGATTCTCTGTATACAAAATATCAATAACTTCCATAACCCTTGAGTTGTTTTGATTTGCCATCTCAAACTCTTTACGCAGTTGATCAATCTGTAACTTGATGTCCATGTTCTTTTCTCCATTGCTTCCAAAGTTGTAAAGTATGTATTGCCTTATCTATATCTTCGTCACCATTACCTTTTAGATCTACCCTTGTTACATACTTAACAATTGTATGTTGCATAGGGTTAAGTTGATTAGCCATAGAAAATTCCATCGGCTGTATCTTCATCTTAGTGTAATGATCTCCTCCTACTTGAGAATTAAATGATAAAGGTTTAAATTCTTTATAAGATACTTTTGGCTTACTCACTATCAATTATCTCCGGTGCTTTAATATTAATACCAATCACACTTGGTTTATCGGACTCTTCTGGATTATCTAACATACCACTTGCTTTTGCTAATATCCTCAATATAGCAGGTTTATCCCAAAATTCTATAGCTATATCTCCATCTTGGTTTACTTTAATAGATTTTATTGCTTGCAATGCATGCTCAGGAATATCTTTGCTGGCTTTTACTTGTACTTTTCCAGTATCATCCCATTCCATAACATCACTAATTTTAGTGTTGGCTATAGATAAAAGGCTGTACGCGACAGCCTCTCTATTAGCAGCAAGTGTTGTGCTGCGCTCTAAGTTTTTTTGTAACGTCTTAACACCCCCATATCCAGCAAGACTAGGTATAGGTTTGTTTTTATTTTTTGCTTCACTCATTAAAAGGGTAGATCGTCCTCAAGTTCGTTAAAGGATTCAGCCACAGGTTTACTCGCCGGCTGCGTATTTTGTACTGGTGCGGATGGTTTAGCACCGGAACTCTCTCCAACAGGATTACCCATCTTAAATTTAAGCCATCGTTTTCCAGTAGCTTGCGAAGTGTTTTCATAGATATTAACGTATCTGATAACCCCGTCTGCACACAGAAGTTGTCCTTGAAAATCGGCATGCCAATCTTCTGTTTTTTCCTGTATAAAAGCTTTTCCTTCCGCGCCTTCTTTTAGTTCTAGTTTATTCGGTTGTTCCATGTTCTTCTCCTTTAAAGTCATATAAATATATTATAGCCGCGCCTTTTGGTACCGCCTCGCCTCTAGCAATTTCAATAAAATCTATTTGACTATCATCATTATACATGCCAGCTTTCATGAGTGCATCAAGTATAGCCTTTAAAGTATTATCTAGATCAAACTTTCTTTTAGACCTAGGATGAATCATCACGCTAATAGCAATTCGATTTTCGCCAAATGACTTGGCCCTACTTTGTTTAACAATAAGATCAACTTCCTTGGTAAATGCAACCCCTTCCTTACTAATAAATCTACGATGGCCATTAGCGCGCCAGTAACTATTAACACTAGGAGGGTAAGGCAGTTCTAATCTTACGGTTGGTTTCATAACTTGTTTAACCTGCTATCAATGTCTTTAGTTAAATAAGCTTTGATCGATTCATTAATTAAAGCGGCTTTTGTTTTTTCCTCTCGCTTACTTGCCTTAGCTAGTAAATTAACACTTTGTGGGGTTAGTCTAACTAGAAATGGTTTTAAATCACTCATGCTGCCTCCTTAGAGTAAGATGGTCTTACATATTTAGAATTCATAAGTATATTTGTTTTATAAAGTCTCCAAGATTTCATATCTTGTATGTGAACTAACTTGCTATGAGTTTCGCTTCCATCCATAAAACTAAATATTTGGCAAATGTAATATTCTTCAGTTACCTTTCCTTCAATACATCCTTGGTTTTCTATTTCTAATTCGTTAATTTTCTGATTATATTTATAAGTATGAAAATACTGTCCAACTAATTTTTGTACTTTAAAATCACTCATGCTAATCTCCTTTGTATTTATTAATAATCTTTTTACTTCTTGGCTGTTGCTTCTTCTTTTTCTTTAGTTGTTTTGCTTCTTTATCGTACCTCAACGCTTGTGCTAGGGAGTGGAGAGAGACTAACCGACCACCATTGAAAAACCCCTTAGTCATTTTCCAATACCCATCTGCTCTCGTCCACTTATACTCTAAGTTGTTACCATTGTTAAACTCATCGCATATCATATGGTAAAACTCTTTAAGCTTCAGTACAATTCCTTTTTACTTTACAGACATCATGAGAATCAATATATCTTATAGTTCTATTCTTCATGTCTCTATTAATAATCTGTGTATCTTTCGGTAGGTGTATATATTCTTTTTGCAAACATCTATATTCCATTGCAACTTTATTTGGATCTGGATAATATAAGCCTAAATAAATGACCGCCTCTTGGCACGAGTTAAAATGTCCAACATACTCCCATTCAGAAAATGGCTCAGGCATTAAATTAATTACCATTACAAATGCAAACTCAATCATTATTTATTTTCTCCTTTGCCATCTTTTTCACTCCAATAGATGTTTAGTATTGTTTTACACTTTGGGCAGCTATATTGACTCCATACTAAATATTGACCATCTATGTCATCATCATTATCCCAATCGTTTCCCCATATCATTTCTACATTTTTACATTTAGGACAATTAATCATATTTTAAGTATATCTTATAGATACCCTGTGTCAAGCACTTGCATTAAAAATAGTTTAGTAGTATACTTTTTTATACGGGACCATAACCCAGTCCACCGGCGGTAGAGCATGACCAATGGTATAAACGAGTTGAATCAGGGGTATCTTTAATCGGGTACAGTACTCTGGGTATGTAATTAGACACTACATATAAACAAGATAAACGAGAATGCTCACACTCTTTGTGTTTTTTCCTGTTCTTTTAACGGGTGAGATTCTAATTGTCTATAGAAACACACATGTGGTAACAGGTTGCACTTACCGGTTTAACCTTTTTTATAAAAAAAAGTAAAGCAGAAAAGCCCAGATGTCCATAACTCCATGTAAAAACTTATGTCGGTATGTAGAAGTCAAGCATCTTGACGAACCTATGTGTCAAAGTTGCGGTAGAACTTATAGTGATCTTGATAACTGGGGTTACTTAAGTACTGCTGAAAAACGAAAGCGCATCCGTGTAGCAAAAGATAATTTGAAAAAGCAAGCAAAAATTTGAGTGAGGGGGGTGTGGGTG